CAAGCAAGTAGTTATCCGGCATGTCGTTGGTGAGACAGACACCAGTTGGAATCAACGTGCGTTGACCAGGCTGGATGACCAGTTGTTCTGTAATACGTGCTCGTAGGTCGTAACCAGCGGACCGTGTTGTCTGTTGTGCCGGCAAGAATACATTCTCGTTCGTGTTCATTAATCCAAAGATGTTCATTATTTCCCCCACATGGCTGCGTAGATTGTTGGCAGCTGTTCTTCGATGATGAGTTTGATGTCGCCGGCGATCTGCCGGTGTTCAAGTTGTGTGTCGTCTTGCATTCGCAAGTCAACGTAGTGCAACCAGTCTCGGATGTTTCCAGCCATGTACATGCGTGTCGGTGTTGCTAAAGGCAAAATCATTCGTGCTGTCTCTGTGGCAAACCCTGATTGCAACAAGTCGTTGTAAACAGTGTATGCACTTTTGACTACTTGATCTGCATGTAAGAGCACCATTTGTTGTTGCTTGGTAAGTTCTTCCCACTCTGGTAATGGCAAGCTTGATTGGCGGTTGTGTGAGCCAGCAAGGCGTTGCATACTGATGACCTGTGGTGGTTCGGATGGTACAGGCGCATATCTTTGGCTGTTATGAGTAATAATTCCGTTTGCTATGTAGTTATGTGAGACGTGATCTACTTCCATGTCGTAGGTCATATGTTCGCCAATATATTCAATTGACTTGACCTTGCTCCAATGTACTGTAAGCGTATTTCCCTTATGTTTTTCACGCCAGGTTTTACCGTGACCTGCGATCTTGTGGTGATCTCTATGGCAGTCAAAGCAAAGCACTTCAATGTTATTGATGTCGCGAGCAAGAGTCTTATCCTCACTCACTGGCACGACGTGATGAAGCTCTAGCTTGCCAAGTAATCCACATTTGTTGCACTTGTAGTCGTACTTCTTGAGTAACTCGGAACGCACACTACTACACCAATCAGCTATAGAAAGTCTTTCATCCCGAGTAACTCCGCCACGCCACAGGTTTGAGTCAGCACCTTTTTTTGCTGACTTACGCATGCGGTTAATAGTCTCCATTGAACGCGGTCTTGTTGTGTATCGCTTTCCAGTGTTCCAACTTTGTGTGTAACTAGAAACTTCTTTTTTCGTGTATTGAAGTCGGTGTATGCGCAACCACTTCCGTATTGTATTAGGTGAAACAGATGCATCTTTTGCAATGCCATGCAATCCTGTTTTCTCATCCAGTGATCGGTGTTTAGCTTCGCTCAGCCATTCATAATCTTGATGTGCAGTGACTCCATTGCACCCAAACTCCACATCCACATTAGTCCATGTTGCAATGTTGTTAATTAGTAAAAGACCAACTGCATCTTCTAGAGACTTAAATCCTGTCGAAGTATAGAATTTATGTTCCTTGGTCGATTCAATAGTTCGCCCATTATGAAGAGTCAATCTGTACAGAGGTTTTACGCCTGTTTCAAAAACCTCTTTTATGGAAGTGTACATGAACGTCCGAGTATGCTCATCAAAAACTCTTGCAAATTTAGGCAGCTTGTTTTTCTTGTATAAGTTATACAGATGGCTAATAGTGCGACGATACATGGATCTTTTGCCAGACTTGACTCCGTTTGGTAATTCCAATGTGATTTGTGTATTTGCACCAACGCAAAATTCCTGAAATGAAAACGATCTATGCCTAAGTATCTGAGCAGCAATAGCACGTGACGTCTTTATTTCAACAACCATGTGTGCCATCTCAAATATGCTCCAATGTTTGTGGTTGATGCAGTACTTGAGAAGGCGTGTGATCTCTGGATTCTCTTGATTTGGTGATGACACGCGAGCACAGTAGGCGATGTGTGCTTCTGCGTCTGGCGTGATCGTTACCAGTTTAGCTATGTTCAACGGAAACCAAACTTCCTCAGAAAGGATGGTTTATCTTTCTGTTCTTTTGCAATGTTTGCGGTGTCTACCCTAAGTAGTCCAGCCGCATCATCTAACTCCATTTCGATGCGTGAGTTTATGCGCCCGTGGAAGCGCAGATACTTTGCTTCACAAGAAGCTGCAATGATTAACTCAAGCAGCTCCTGTGCGCGTTTGTCGTGGTTGTTCATATGTTCTCCCCTAAAAGAAACGATACGGAATCATACAATAGTGTTATGAAATAACGCAATGTTAGAAATCTAACTTGATGAATCCGCCACGAACACCTAACTCACTCCAGTCACGAACCTTTGGATAGTAGCCGTCGCCGTCGCGTTCATCGCCATAGAAGTTTTCTGGACACGTATTACCTTCAATAGTCAGTACCCCGGTTCCATCTTCTCGAACACGATCCACGACACCCATATGTGCATGCCGGTTTAGTGCAGAAAACCAGAAGCACACCAAGTCTCCTTGACGAATCTTGAATGGCATATTCTTTGCTTCGGTCAAGCTTACCCAGTTACCTGTCTTTTGTGCCCATCGCACGTAGTCAGGTGTATACGCTGTTCGCGGCATTGACACATCGTAGGTAAGTCCAAGTTGTGTTGCGGCTTGCTTCAGCCTAAACCGTACAACAGCGACACACCAGGGATTGCCAGGAGGAAGAGATGGATTGCACGATGCTAGGTACGATTCGACAGCGGCTCCCGCGTTATTGCCTTCTTCTTTTACACCAACGTTTAGCCGTGCGTTCTCTATAGCTCGCATTGCGATAGGTCTATTAGACATGTTTATCTCCTGTGTTTTATTTGTTTTATTCTTGGGCATAGTATTTATTGAGACTTAGTCCGTCCTCGTATATTCAGTTTGCCTTTTGCCCGTAAGTCAAGTAACCGCTGCCGGCGTCCTTCACGTAGCAACCGCTTCCGCTCGTTATCACGTTGATCTGCTATGTGGTCTGCCATTGCAATAGTCTTGCTTAGGTTCTCACGCATCATAGGTAGGTTTGCTTCTATCATCAGTGACATGCACTGTAGCGCTAGTGCTTCATCTCTAACCTGACGTAACTGCACTCTATTCAATTGAGTCAATGGATTTAGGGTAATCAGGTGATGAGCATACAAAGGATTAGCAATCAGGATAAGGCGCCTGATTGACTTGTGTAATCCTTGGTCTTTTATCATTACGAACAGACTCTCAGGAAGCCGGATACATGTTTTGACGTACGCGTCTGTTTTGTATTCCTTGGGCCATATTCCGAAGTCATCTTCGGCCCCTGTAATATCCTTAGTCATGCAGATAGGTTGAGTAGCTGTGTACCCGTGCAGACTAGGTTGTTTACTTATTTTTGCGTCACGCATGCGTAAAGTGTATAGTAAAACAACCTCGGTTACTAGGAGAAAGCACATGGAACCCGTGTGGCAGTTTGACACAGTCAACGGTGCTGAACGCATTGTTCGTCTGTTTGTAGGATCAGAGATGAAGGCTATTGTACATATTTCCCCTTCATCGTTCGTAGCCAACGTTTACGATGAGACAAACGCTGGTCAAGAAGTATTTACCAAGTTGTCAGAAGCTCAGGATTGGGTCTTTACAAAGCTGAACGCTACTGGAGCACATACAACCGTGCATGAGTTTGACATCGATGCGGTTCCTCCTGTAGACGAGAACATTCCTCAAGTGCCTAAGCCACGCAAGGCTAAGGTTTCTACTCCTAGTGAAGGATAACAGTCACTACGAAAAGTATTCGCTACGTCCAACCGACGTAGCGGATTCTTGGGGATTGAGCAGGTATTTGTTTACGGCAATCAAGTACATCCAACGCCGTGGACAAAAAGAGGGTTGCACTTATCACGGGGACTTGGCAAAAGCGATTTGGTACTTAGCCAAGGAATTTACTGGATGTGATGATGCAGCTGAAGAAATCAAGAAAGCCGTTTGGCGGCTGAAAGAGTTAGTGGAATTAGATGATGAATCAAGTAGCACTAGTGGGGAGAATAACGCGTGACCCGTCCTATGTAGGGACAGGTGCAACGCCAAGATGCAACTTTGCAGTAGCTGTAGATCGTCCTTACATGAAGGACAAGGAGAAGTCCACTGACTTCTTTGATTGTGTCGCATGGGGTAAGACAGCAGAATTCGTAGGTAAGTATCTTGAAAAAGGACGTTTGGTTGCAGTTACAGGACGCATTGAAATCAATGTCGTTACTGCAATGGATGGTTCACAAAAGCGCTTTACCAACATTGTTGTCGCTAACGTATCACCGCTAACAAAGGGTACGCGTGATGCGGAGCCTGGCGCTCCAGCGGTAAACATCTCGGACATTGAGGATCCTTTCGCTTAATGTCTAAGCACATTGCCAACGAAAACCTGCTTCAACGTGAAGCATTCGAAACGTACTACAGTCTCGGTGACACTAGAGACAGGAACCTTCAAAAGGTATCTGAAAAGCACCATGTGTCAGTACAGACAGTACGCAGTTGGCGACGTAACTTCAGTTGGGAAACAAGGACACTTCAGCGTGATGCTGAGGTGTCTGCTCAATTAAGTCGGTCTTCTGTTGCATCTGTTGCTGTTGCTAAAGCTGCGTATATTGACATCATTGACGAAACGATTGAACAGTGGAAGCAAAATCTCACTCGTGGTGAGATCCGTTTGGATACTGTCGATGACCTACAGAAGATGGTTAAACTTAGGTTACTGCTTGCGGGTGAGAACACAGAGAATGTTGGGATTGGCCCATCTGGCTCATGGCGTGTTCTTGCAGAGCAGTATGGATTATCACAAGAAGAGATTCTTGCTGAAGCGCATCTTATTGCGGCAAAACCTGATGAGGTAGACGTCATCGAGGAAGCAGTAGTAGTTGAATAAAATCCAAGAGTCCGCCGCTACATCTGCATTGATGGCAGAAGCAGCAAAACGTGCCTATGACAAGAAAGTCAATGCGGCACGTATTAGCCTTACGGAGTTCGCTGGGTTCATTGACCGTAAAGCTGCCGAGCAGTACAAGGCCAGGCATCTAAAGATACTTGCCAAGGAGCTTGAGTTGGTCGAGAGTGGGCACGTCGATAGACTTATGGTCTTTATGCCGCCTAGACACTGGAAGTCTTCTACGGTCTCTGAGAAGTTTCCTGCATGGTTCCTTGGTAGAGATCCGCGACGCACCATTATTCACTGTTCGTATTCGAACGACCTAGCAGAACAGTTTAGTCGTAGTGTTCGTGACACGATCCAGAGTAACCGTGACTTCTCTGCGGTGTTTCCTGATTGTCAGTTAGCCACCGACCAGCGTAATGCACAGACATGGGCACTCCTGTGGGCACACAGAGCCACGTATAGAGCCGCTGGTGTTGGTGGTGGTATTACCGGACGTGGAGCAGATTTAATCCTTATTGACGACCCCGTAGCAGATGAGGAAGCAGTCTGGACAGAAGATAGACGTGAGAGTCTATGGCGTTGGTATCAGTCTAAGCTTCGTACAAGACTTGAGCCTGGTGGACGCATTATCCTTATTATGACCAGATGGCATGAGGATGATTTGGCTGGGCGCCTTATTGAAGAGATGAAGCATGCTGGTGAGCAGTGGAAGATTGTAAGTTTTTCAGCAACAGCTGAACCTGACACAACAGACGGTGTTGACCCACTAGGTCGCAAGTATGGTGAAGCACTGTGGCCAGAACGCTATGACGTCAAAGAGTTAGCCGGCTTGAGATCTGCTGTAAGTGAGCGCGTTTGGAACAGTCAGTATCAACAGCGACCGTCAACACAACAAGGCAACATGATACTTGCTGACAACATCCTTGAAGGTAATCCTCCAGAGATGAAAGCCCAGGTACGTGGTTGGGACTTGGCATCTACCAAGGGTAAGGGTGACTTTACTGTAGGTGTATTGGTTGGTCTTGGTGAGGATGGCAACTACTGGATCTTAGATGTAGTCCGTAAGCAGTTAGCAACCAACGAGCGTGACGAGATGATACGTGTCACGTGTATGGTTGACGGTATGGAAGAGACCATCCAGAGGTTCCCACAAGACCCAGGAGCAGCAGGTAAATCACTTGTTGCCAGTATCACTCGTATGTTGTCTGGGCATAGACTACGGTTCAAGGCTATCTCAGGTGATAAAACAATTAGAGCAGACCCTATGTCCTCACAGGTAAACCAAGGTCATTTTAGAATGATTAAGGCTGAGTGGAATAGTATCTTGGTCGATGAATTGAAGATGTTTCCTAACGGAAGGCACGATGACATGGTGGACGCCTTGGCTGATGCATTCACAACGCTCGCTGAAGAAACCACAAAGAGGCAAGTTAGTGTGAATTGGGATGTATTCTGAGCAAGTGTATAGACTTGACGTTGATTACCTTATTTACTATTGGCTTTTGTATAGGTCTGTATACTTTTTAGTGAGGCGGCATGGCATTCTGGGATAAAGCATTACATAGACTCGGTATCAAGAAAAACAATGAGTTGTCCATTGGCGATGATACGCCTTTGCCACGATATGCCTACGGTCAGTTCATCACTGGCTTTCAGTCATTCTCAGACTTACTTAGTCCTTACCGGACACTTGATCCAGCCCAAGCCAATGAAGGACGCGACAATGCTATTGTCAGCATCTGTATAAACTTCATTGCTACGTCTTGGCAACAAGCACCTGTTTCCGTTGGTACTCGTGATGGTGTTAACTACAAAGGGCTTGAAAAACAGCATCCTTTGGAAAACCTTATTGAGTTTCCTAACGACCATTACGGTGGAACACAACTTATCTGGGCAGTGATTACCGATGTGATCCGCAAGGGTAACGGCTACATCTATGTAACTCGTGACCGTGAAGGTACTCCTATTCGATTACTGTGGATTCCTGCACGATGGATTCGTCCTATCCCAAATGACGATGGTTACCTTGAGCACTATGAGTATTCCCCTTTTGGGAACAACATGAAGCTGATGAAGGAAGACGTCGTTCACATAAAGTATGGAATCGATGAACGTTTACCTCTACAGGGTGTGTCACCTCTCGCAGCTTTGTATAGAGAAATCATTACAGATAACTCATATAGTGACTTTAGTGCTGGACTTGCTTCCTCCGGTGGTGTACCTCCGGTTGTCTTTACTCCTAAGATTCTGAAGATGGAGGGTGGCGAACAAGCTGCCCCAATGACTCCAGAGCAAGCGGACAACATGACTCGTCGCTTGCAAGAGAAGATGTCTCGTGAGCCGGGTAAGCCTAGGTTTATTCCTGGTGCTCTTGACATGCACCAACTTGGATTTAAACCAGATGAGATGGCACTGAACGATGTTCGTTCTATGCCTGAGACACGTATCCCTGCATCACTTGGTCTTGATCCGTTGGCGCTTGGTCTTTGGACAGGTGTTCAGCGTGCTACGTTCAACAACAAGCAGGAGTCTATCAAGCAGTCATGGCGTGGTGGGATTCTTCCATTCATGAAGATGTTTGCGTATGAGCTAACCCGTAAGGTGTTGCGCACGTACCCAGACAGTGAAGACTTATGGGTGTTCTACGATACGTCAGGTATCCTTGAGCTTAAGTCTGATGTTCTTGATTCTAGGCGTGAATCGAG